CTAAGTCACAGGGACGCGTACGTGTACGTATTTTTGGTGACCATGATCCTGATAAAACTAAAATTCCAACTGATAGTTTACCATTCTCACAAGTAATGATGCCAGTTACATCAGCCTCTTGTGGTGGTATTGGTCAATCAGCAACAGGTATTGTTGAAGGATCTATGGTAGTTGGATTTTATTTAGATGGAGAATCTAAACAACAACCAATGATCATGGGTACTTTGCCAGGAGAAGCTGGTGTTACTGGAAAAGCAGATGCTGGGTTTGCAGATCCTCTTGGTATTCATCCCAAAAGAGATGAAGGGCCTGACACACCATTTGTAGCTACTGAGTTTCATGGTGATCACATTTCAACACGTGATAAAGTTAATTTAAGAAAAGAAAAAATTGAAACAGCTGTTCCGCATAAAGTTACAAGCGTAGTACAAGATGAAGCAGATTCTTATTATGAAAGATCTACTTGGGATATGCCTAAGCCGTTTAACGATATTGAACCAACTTATCCATTTAATAAAGTCATTGAAACTGAACAGGGCCACGTACTTGAAATTGATGATACACCAGGTAATGAAAGAATTAGTACATACCATGCCTCTGGTACAAATGAAGAATTTATGGCCAATGGCGATAAGACACTTACAGTCAATGGTTCTAATTATAAAGTTGTCTATGGCTCAGACTATATTTACATTATGGGCACTGCAAATATTACTGTTGATGGAGATATGAGACAGCTTGTAAAAGGTAACTATCACTTAGAAGTAAATGGTAATAAGACAGAACTTATTCATGGAACTAGACAAAGTAAGATTAAAAATTCTGAGCATACAGAAATTGGCCAAGACTTTTCTTCAAATGTTAACGGTCTATATAATCAAAGAATAGCTCTTGATGAAACAAGACTTGTAGATGGTTTAAGGAATACAACTGTTGGTAAGACTGAAGATCTTACAGTAACAGAAGATACAAGTATTACTGTGGCAAATGGTAAATTGAATGTCTTTGCATTCAAAGATTATTCAACTACTACAATTGGTAAACTTACTATTACATCAAAAGGAAATATTAAGGTGGAAACACCTGCTAATTATGATAGGACTGTAACAGGTAATGTAACAAATAATATCACTGGTACTTTGAATGATACGGTTACTGGTGCTGTTACTGAAAGTTATAGTGCAACTCAAAACACCACAGCCGGGGGTGATATTACTATTACCGGTGGACCAAATATCAACTTGAACCCATAGGAGGGGGTTATGATTTGGCATATACTTTTAACAATTTGTGCAGGAAGTACCTGCATTTCGCAAGACGTACAATGGTTCGAAGATAGAGAAAAGTGTGAGACTATGTTAGTTCAATATGCAGAAATACCAGCAGACGGTGATTGGGATTCTGTAGAATATATTTGTAAACCAGTAGGGAGCATGGGAACATAATGCCAGGAGTAGTAAGAATAGGAGATAGCTTATCAACAGGACATATTTGTACTGCTGTAACTACACTTGGTGGAGCGGCTCAAAGTACAGTATCTGCCAATGGTATTTTAGCGGCTGTTGTAGGAGCACCTACAGTGGCTCATCCATTTCCACCCTTACCTCCTTGTGCTCCTCATGTTGCTAACCTAAATGCAGGTTCTCCAAATGTGTTTATAAATGGAATTGCAGTTGGTCGTATTGGTGATTCGGCAGATGCTGGAGCTATGATTAGTGGTTCCGGTTCAGTAATAATTAACGGATAAGAAAAAATGCTTTGTGGAAAAAATGCTGCCCTTGACGAACTTACGGGTAAAGTTGATGAAATAAAAGGTAAACTAGCCGAAGGGATGGGTGCACTTAGTGATCTTGAATCTAAGGCAAATGAAGCATTAAGTTCATTAACTAGTTTAGTTCCTGAGATTCCATCATTTGATTCTTTACAGGGTGACTTAGCTGCAGCTCTTGCTGGTGCGCAAGGTGATGCGGCTGCAGCATTTGCTACCTTTAAATCCAAGTGGGGTGAAGCACTTCCAGAAGCTGAGATCCAAGGATATATCGATACAATCACAGCGATTGCTAGTGATCCTACTGCTCTTTTAACTTTTGATCCTTGTAAAGCTTTCCCTAATAAAGAAATAGATTCAGCAGGTAAAGTAGTAGTAAAAGCAAAAGCTGCTGAAGTACCAAAGGCCGAAGAGTTTACTGAGATTACACCATATGAGCCAGTAATTACTAAAACATATGAATCAAAAATTACAGATGAAATGACAGCTGCTACTAAAGCTCGTAAAGATAATTTACAAAAACAAGCAGATTATTTTAAAGCAATAAAAAAAGCACATAAATCTAAACGTCAGGCTATTAAAGATGATCCTGGTTTTATATCAGCAAAGAAAAAAGCATCGGCAACTGGAAAAAAAGCTTCAATATTGTTAGAAGAAGGTGCACTTACAGAAGCAGAAGCAAAGGGTGTAGAAGCAGCTAAGGCTTGGAATAAAGAACTTGAAAGAATTAAAGCTCGTGATTATTTAATGAATACTCAGCTTTTAGCTTATGGTTTTCTTTTAGATGGAAGTTTACCAGCAGATCTATATAATAAAGATGCTTCAACACCTGGAAGTTATTTACAAGGTGGTAAAGATGGTGCTATTCCTCAAGCCGATTTAGATAAATTTGCTGAGTTATCAGCTAATCTTGACGCTGTAGCAACTGGTTTGGTACAATGGAAAGAATATAGAGACGAACTAGGTCCAAGCGGCTAAAGATTAAGTATAAATAGATAAAACAACTTAGGAGATATTATGAAAGTAGGCGAACAAATTATTGAAGCGGCAAGAGCTCAAGCACAAGGAGAAATTGCAGTACATAAAGCAAACATTGCAGTATACCAAACAATGCCAGCAGGTATTGGAGAACACAGTGATGTAGTAGAAGCAGTTATGGCAGAACTGGATAAAATGGCTGCCGCACATGATCGTTTAGAAATGATAGAAAAATATTTAGATGGCTAGAACACAAACAAAATCAGATGCACAAGGATCAACAAAAGCCTCGATTACGAGTAGAGAACTCCTGTATTCTGATTTTGACTTGTCATTTATTAAACACCCAAACACTAAAGATGTTACTATATTAAAAGACATTGATGCCGTTAAACAGTCTGTAAAAAATTTAATACTTACGGCTCAAGGTGAAAGACCCTTTCAACCATTACTTGGTTCTAATGTTCGTAGACTTCTTTTTGAACCAGTTGATGATTTTACAGCGTTTGATATTAAAGAAGAAGTTCAAACAACTTTATCAAACTTTGAACCACGTATAAAAATATTAAATATAGATGTAGTGTCTGATTCAGATAACAATAGATTTAGACTTTCTATAGAGTTTCAAATGATTACTAATCTTGAAACTGGCACAACTTCATTTTACTTAGAGAGAATCCGATAATGGCAGTTACCGTATCAAAAGAAAGATTAAACGTCACCTCACTTGACTTTGATCAAATTAAAGTAAATCTAAAAAACTTTCTTCGAGCACAGCCTGAACTAGCTGACTATGATTTTGAAGGATCAGCACTTGGTACAATTATTGATGTGTTAGCATATAATACTTTCTATAATTCGTTTAATGCCAATGTGAATATGAATGAAATATTTTTAGATACAGCACAAATTAGAAATAACGTGGTATCACACGCTAAGTCACTTGGATATGTACCAAGGTCTGTTACAAGTGCTTTTGCCGAAATTGATGTTGTGGTAAATGGCCCGGCCGGTTCACCTTCATCTCTTAATATGCCAAGAGGTACTACGTTTTCTAGTACTATTGATGGAAATAACTTTACATTTGTTAACCTTGAAGCTGTAACTATACAGCCAACCGCTGGAGTATATAAGTTTCCCGCATTAAAAGTTAATCAAGGAACAATTAGAACTCAAAGCTTTATAGTTGATGATACTTCAACTGCTCAAAAATACTCTATTCCAGATACTAACGTTGATACCGCAACTTTAATTGTAAAAGTAAAAACTAGCTCAACATCTACAGACTTTGAAATTTATAGTCTCGTAACAAATATTGTTGACGTAAGTGGTACCACAAATGCTTACTTCTTACAAGAAGGTATTGATGGACAGTTTGAAATTTACTTTGGTGATGACGTTTTTGGAAGAAGACTTATTGCAGGTAATCTTGTAGAAATCGAATATCTAGTTACAGATGGTGCTGCATCTAATAATGCAACTGCATTTAAACTTACTGGAAACGTATCAGGAAATACAAATGCCACTATTACATTAGTATCAAAGGCTGGTGGTGGATCGGCTGCTGAAACTACTGACTCAATTAAATTTAATGCGCCACTTTCGTTCCTTTCACAAAACAGAGTTGTAACGGCCGATGACTATAAGGCTATTGTAAAAAATAACTATACAAATACAGAGTCCATTTCAGTATGGGGTGGAGAAGAACAAGCTGTTCCTGAGTATGGAAAAGTTTTCTTATCTATCAAACCAAAAAATGCTCAAGTACTTTCCGATTCTGAAAAACAATTTATTAAAGATAGTATTCTAAAAAGTAAAAACCTAGTGTCAATTACACCAGAAATTGTAGACCCAGACTTTACATTTATTAAGCTTGACGTATTTTTTAAGTATGACCCTAACCTAACATCACTTACTGCGGGTGAACTTAAAAATGCCGTGATTGCTACAATTACAAATTACAATGATACTAATC